GTCATCCGAAGTCTCCAATCGTTGTTTCAGGTCTAGGGTATATCCCCGCATGATGAGTAGACCACGAACCTCACCACACAGTTTCTTGTAATCCTCAAAGGACTCGGCCTTGCCCTCGGCCAAGTAGTCCTTGAGTTGATCAATCTTCTCATCCGCTTGTTGGATAAGAACTTCAAATCCATTCATTTATTCACCTTTGGGTTGTCTTTGTCTCATCTGGATGCGCTCCTGCATTGCCCGCAGTTGCTCTTCATGACTCTTGTTAGAGAGTTGCTTCAGGATATCAACACCCTTGTCCATCATGTGGCGTTGTTTGTCTTCCTGCATTTGCGCGGCCATCTTCGCTGCGTCCATCTTGATGCGCTTGTCATCAGTGGACTGCTGTGTCTGGATGCGATCACGCTCGACCTGCAACTGCGCCGCTTTGATGGCGTTGTCGGCTTGGTCTTTAGCGGCCTTGCGCTGGTTCTCTTGCGCCTTGAGTTGCAACTCTTGCATCTGCATTTGCACGATGGGGTCTTGCGCTTGTTGTTGCGCTTGAGCCTGCTGTGCTTCTGCTTGATTCTTCTGGAGCAACTGCTGCGCGGCTTGCGCCAACATCGGAGACAGACGTGCTTCGACTTCTGGAGACATCTGAACTTCTTCACCAGACTCATCAATCTGCGGTGGCAACTGCATACCCAATGTCTCTTCAATCTGCTTGCGATACTCAAAGCCCAAGTGCTCGTTGATGTGAGACATCATCGCTGACTGCATGGCTTGCGCCATCGGGTTCTGCTGCAAGAGTGCCTGAATCTTGGGGTCTTGCATCGCGGCCATGTGCACAACAATGTGAGCTTTATGATCTTGCGACAGGAACGCTTTGACCGGCTTGCCCTTGAGCACATTCTGGTTCTCAGATACTGGGTCAGTCGGTTTCTGATCGTCGTCCATCGGCACAAGTTTCTGCGCATCCTTGATACCTAACACATCGAGCATCTGACGATGCAAGAGTGGCAAGTTATAAAGTTGAGGCGCACCTTGAGCAAGCTGGAGAACAGCTTGATACTGCACAATCTTCTGCGCCATTGTTGACGCATTAGGATCGCTGACAGGTATGACATCAACATCGTCGTAGTCAGACTTCTTGGCCTTGCGACTGCCTTCACTTGGCTGATAGTCGTAGTCGTCTGGTGTGTACTCAGCGATGATGTGCTTTAAGAGACCCAACTCTTGTTTCATCGAGTAGTGAACACGTGCCTGAATGGCAGACATGTTCTTCAACGTTCTCTCAAGAATTGCAAGGGTAGTACCTACAGGCGCTTGCGCACTCATGTCACTGAGCGTCAAGTCCGCTGTGTTAGCGAAGCGTCTGCCTTCTTCAACGATCTGACCTAACAACGCCATCAATGTCTGACTTGGCTCTTTGTATGGCAGAGGCAGTAAGTTGTCTTTCAGTGTGCCGCTTGCTACGTCTGCATCACGCCACTCACCCGGAGCAATCGGAGTGTCGTCTCCCTTGACACGCATACCGCGAGTCTTGAAGCCGCCGGGCAGGTTACTTAAAGTACCAGCATCGACAAGCTGACGAATAAGAGAAGTGCCTGACTTAGCAAAAGCCCCAATAAGGTGAATGAGGCCAAAGCAGTAAAAACCAAATCCCGGAACGTAACCATAATGGACAAAGTGCTGTCGTTTTGTGTAGGTCTCATCATCTGGCTCCCAGTTACGACGAATGGCCAGCACGTTGCTGGTTCCCTTTTCAATAGTAACTACATACGGCAGTGCGATGCCAGTCTTCTCACCCTTCTTGTCTTTGTGCTCATAGCCTTCTAAGTCAAGGTCTACGTTCATCTCCAACAGTTTGAAGCGATCATCAGCAGTGGCTCTAAAGCCCATCTTCTCTGCAATCTTCTTCTCAACTTCATCAAGCACGTTGTCAGGTGTGCCCAAGTCAACATCGCAATAGAACCCAGCCACTTGAAGTTTACGCAACTCGTTCTCAGTCTTACGCATCACATGAGTGATACGCGGGGAAGACTCTAGGTTACTCGCGCCGTAAGGCACAACGATGTCTTCAGCAGGAACGAAGAACGACACTTGGCGATCAAGCGACGGATCAAAGTACACCTTCTTGAACGCATTACCAGACAGACCCAAGCCCCACAACATGCGCTCGTGCTCTGGCCTGTATTCCTTCATCACATCAGTGAGTTGGTAGTTCATGTCGTCTGCTACGCGCTGTGCAGACTCTTTCTTAGCAGGTGTCTCTTTGCCAATGATCTGGGTCTTGACTGGCCCAGCGGCAGGAAACGTTGCCATCATTGTTTCTGACTGGAACTTCACCAGAGCTTCAGACAACATGGGGTGGAACACACCACACGCGCCTTCCCATGGTTCTGTGCGTTCTTCAATCTTCATGCCCAACAACTCTAGGCCATCAACGTAAGTCTGCATCCAATCTTTGCGACTGGCCACGTCTTCGTCATAGTCACTGATCAATTCTTCAGCGAGACTTTGCAAAACATCTTCACCGATGAACTCAGCCAAGTTGGCGTTGAAGTCATCTTCTGAATCTTTGTCTGGCTCGATCTCAATCTCCATATCGCCCATGCCAATACGCACGGACTCAGGGTCTTCAATCTCGATCTCAATCTGAGGAGATGCTTGATCCATCGCGGCAAGTTCTTCCAAGCCTTGTGGCGCTGCGTATAGTGACTTCTCAATAGCCATATTTCATCCTTAATAGTACGGTTCTTTCCTGCGGAAAGACTTTGGTTCATCTTCCTCATCAGACGCCAATTGAATAAAGCCACCGCGCCTGTAACGCAGTAATGCCTGAGTCATTGAGTCCACCAAGTCATCATGCTCCCCCGATGGGAAGGACGCGACCTCTTCAACCAATTCTTCTGCCCAGTGTGTATTAGGCACCCAAACGTGTCCGGATGCAAACATATCAGCCACCGCATTTAGCCGCGCAATTTTATCGTTACCTTTGCTTGGCGTGAACTCCTGCACTGGAATTCCCATCGACCGGAGTTCAAATATCAGGGGCGAACCTGCCGCCTTGGCTTCAACGATCAGGCTATCAACTTCCCATTCTTTGAATTCTTCAAACGCCCGCTGTTTGAGTTCTGGAAACTCCATGCGTTTCTTGAACGCGTTGAGCAATATGATATTTGCCCGGTTTACACCCAGATCGTCATCTTTATAGAACACGCCCCATGTCGTGCAAGCTGAATAGTCAGCCCGTTCTGTCTTTAAGAACGCCGTATCCCATGACTGAATGATAAATTCACAGCTTGGGGGACTGTCATGCTCCCAAATCTTCCACCATTCCCGCTTGACAATGGCAGACACGTCCGATGTGGGAGACTGCATGTACTGCGCTTGCCATTTGGCGTTGGGAAGTTCTTCTTTGAGGGCTGACAACTCCTTGAGCGACCAAAACTCAGGCCATAAGGGTTTACCCGAGGGCAAAATGGCAGGAAACTCAATCACTTCCCACTCTTCGCCCGACCTTTGGGCCGCAGCTTTGATCACTTGACCCGTTAAGTCCCGTTTAGACCAACGTGTCATCACCATCACGATAGAGCCACCCGGCTGGAGACGCTGACGAGGGCCAGATGTGTACCACTCATACGTTTTATCGTAGATTTCTGGGTTGGACTGGGCCATTGCGGCCTCTTGCTCTGAGTGCGGGTCGTCTATTATTAGTATGTCAGCGCCTTTACCGGTCACAGCACCACCAATACCAATCGCAAAGTACTCACCACCGAAGTTTGTCGCCCATCGACCCGCCGCTTTGCTGTCAGACTGCAAATCTAGGGCCGGAAAGATCCGCTTATAGTTAGCAGAATCCACCAAGTTACGTACTTTTCGGCCAAAACCCACCGCCAACTCGGCAGTGTGCGACGTTTGAATGATCTTTTTGCCCGGAAACTTGCCAAAAAACCACGCTGGTAGCAGATACGAGGCAAATTCTGACTTGGTATGCCGTGGCGGCATGTTGATGATCAGCCTTTTACACTCGCCCCGAGCCACCCGCTCAAACGCTCTGGCCATTTTCTCGTGATGCCTGCCGTGAATGAAGTTAGGCCACATCTCCCTGATGAACACCATGAAGTCATCAGACGCTAGGGTACGCAACTTGCGGGTATTTAACTCATCCAGAATTTCTGCAATGGCTTCTTGCTCATCTTTGGGGAACTTTTTAAGTAAAAGCTGTTGTTGGTGATAGGGGAGAGTTTGTAGCTTCTCCAGCACCATTTCAAGTTTCGTCTTTTCGAGAACTTCAGTCATCGGTCTCGTCCAACTCTTTGCCGGTCATGCCCAGTTCTTCATCCAGATCAATCACCTGCACCGCAGGTGCGCCGTTCAAATACTTCTCTTCTGGTATTGCAAGGGACTTGGCTTCCACATCAATGATGCCGTCCATATAAGAAGACAGCTTGGTCGCCAGTTCAGCCTGCAACTCTTCAGTTGTTCTGTGCGTAACGTTAATCTCCATGCGTTCCACAAACGCACCTACATCACTCATCTTACCTAGTAGTTCTAACGCCTTTAACTGGGTGGACTCTTTGTCAGAACCTGTCAGCATGAGAAGCCGCATCTTCACGTAGTTTCTAACCTGTGCCGCATTCCGT